ACTACATTAAGATGATTAACATAACCTGTGCCTCCAATACCAAAGAAAGCAACTTTGCCATCCCAACGTCCTAATTTGTATTGCGGCATATAACGTGCATATGGTACTTCAAACTTTAATGCACTTGCAAGTTTTCTTCGTACGTCTACCTCTAGTCCTTCTAGTTTGATATTCACTTCGTCTTCAATGACTAGTTTACATGTTCGCACGTATATATCTCCTTCCGCGTCTATCCCAAAGTCCACCAATTGCAACCTCATCATATGTAATACGTAGATCAAACTGTTCTACATAATGAGTTACATTATTAAATGTTAACTTAGAACTATCAAAAGATAGAACACAGCTCGCGTTCCAATTTGCTTGTAATAACGGCTTTGGCAATTTATTACTACTAATATACACTACTTTAGTGTCTTTGTCAACCATATTATTAAGTTTTTGTTGTTTTATGTAATCATTAATTGGATCATTACTGTCCTTTCTAAACATTACACTCATTTGTTCAGTAGGTATAATGTGTTTAAGTACATTATGTACTGCAAACAGTGTATCGTGTGCATTGTTTGGATTGAGTGTAACTAGCATAGGTAACCTATTAATTTCAGGTATTGCTGATAATAAGTCGTTTAAGTTTACACTTTTATTATTAAGTAGTACAACTGCACTGTCTCTTTTGATAATAGTTTGAGCTATAGTACTATGTTGCTTTATACTTTCATTAACTAAATGCTGATTGAATTCTTGTAATCCGTACAAGTATCTTCTATCATAGTATAACGATAATGTATCTTTATCACATTCGCCTAATTTATTTTTCAAATCTTCTTTTGCTACATCTGGAATATTACAAACTTCATAATCATATACACCTGGTACATATTCATTTCTATTATTTTCATATTCTAACAATTGATTATAGATATTAATTATATCATCTTGTACAGCAAATTTGGTACTAAATCTATTTGCTATTTCAACTATTTCAAATATATTTTTAGGTGTTAGCGGAAAACAATGCACGTTATCTTTATAATAATGACTTTTTTGATTATGAGTATCTAACCTACGTAGTTCTTCTATTCTATCAATAACTTTTTTATTGAATGGAAATCTAATACCAATTACTTCCTCGCCGTTATATTCTAATAACTTTATCCAATGAGATCTATCTATTTCTCTTAACGGATATTTTAAAACATTAACATGCTTACGAATATCAATATTATGCTCTGTCCACAGTCTACCATATGTCAATAACTTTTGCTTAACTACAGCAAATTGTCTATCAGTCATAGCAGTCTTTCTAGATATTTGTCTATCTATGCTTCTTAGGATAGTTCTATCAACAATTTCCATCTTGCCTGATTCAACTAAAAAGGAAAGACAGTCTTCGCATGTGGATGGATTTTCTAACTTCATATATGTATTATAACTTAAAATAACTTAGAAGTCAAGTGTTTTAGTGGTAATCCTTGAGAAATTTCTTCAATAGTATATTCGGTGTGTGCATAGTCATTAAGCCATTGTGTTCTATCACCATATAAAGGATTCTCAATATTACGTAAGTTTTGTTCTGCTACATCAAATGCAAGACTGCTCGGGCCTGTAAATGCTGGCACGCCATTGATTATGCTGTGTACTCCTGGATTGCTACTCCAACTTACTGTAGCCCATATGTTATCAAACCGCATATCAAAATCATCATATGTGTTTTTAATTTGTTTAGGAGTTTGTCTTTTAACATTTTTAAAGTCGTATTCAATAGCAGGTAAAGGACAGCGTGGGTGCGGTCTAAATATAATAGGACGATCAGTTTGGGCTCGAATAAATGTTATTGTATCGTGTACCCAAGTAGCCATACTAGGCATATCTTTCCATTGCAAACTCTTATCATGTTGTCCTGCTATAAGAATATATTCGCCGTCATACTTCCATGGTTTTACTTGTAAGCCGAGTAGACGCACACGATCAGAGCTATTACCACTGGGGCTAAAGTAAGCATCTCTATTAATCCCATTTAGTCCTACCTTCCATGTAGTGCCACGTTTGATGCCGCCTACTTCTAATACTATTGTTGGTTTTTGTTGTTCCCAGACTGCTTTGTTTCCAGCCATTCTTCCATTAAACAACACGCTCCAAATAACATTAATATCGGCACTAGTATCATTATAAGCAACATTATGCCCGTTATTGTTAAGGCTATTTGCAAAAGCATCAAAAACAGGCTTGCTATTGAGTGCACCATAATCTGTCCATAAACTAAATTTCATTCCAATACGCTTCGTTGCGATTTCCCATTAGGTCTTTACGCTTCGAATGTCCATCGTCCTTGCGGGCGCCTTTCATGTGATCAATCCATTTGCCTAAGTCACTGTTAATAAGTGGATGTCCTCCTCCACCAGTCTTAGCAGTCTGTACATAAATGTTTTCGCTGTAATCATGTACATTAGCATCAATGTTTTTCATTAAGTTCAGTATGTGTCCAAACACATAACTGTCGTGCCATTCTTCTAATTCGAAGATACCGTTGTCTGCATCTTCGTAAAATCTTTCAAACTCTTTTAAGAACTGTATACACATTGGATGATTCATATTCAAACCATAGAAGCCACACTCGGGCCATGTTTGTGATCCTTTGCCTCGACCAACATATGTAATCCATTTGTCATCTGGTAGTTGTTCTGCAAACTGTTCGTAACTCCAATCACTGTGTACAAACGTATCAGCGTCCATCCACACTACCCAGTCTTTGTTATTTTCACATGCATCAAATACTGCATATACTTTGTTAGCAAAACGTATTGCGTCCCACTTAAACTTCTTATGATGATCTCTTGGACGTCTTGCTTTGATATCATCTGGTGGAATACCATTTGCTTTGTCTACATTACCCCAACGTGCTTTGAACGCATTTAGTTTTGGTAAAGATTGCTTTGCATCTAAAATTAAAATATTTTCTTCGTTAGGATTATTAGGTTTACAATCTTCTGCATATACAATTAGTTTAATTCTAGGATCAACCTTTTCAGCAAAACTATCAATCATACGTTGTCCGTATTTTTCTAATCCTGGTTGGTGAAAGGTTGTTAATACTGTTATTTCCATGCCCATTTCCTCATATGTCTCCAACACTCTCCTGAGCGAAGTTCGTCTAGTCTCCAATGCATCATTGCTAGTCTTCTTAACCATGCTTCTCTGTCAAAGTCATAATTAGGATTCTCAATATCTCTTAAATTCCTATTTGATACTTCTGCTGATTGACTTCTAGCAGGATCAAGTACAAAGACAGGAACACCTTCAATAGCCGCTATTACTGCCGGGCTACTATTGTAACTAACTACAGCATATGCATTATGTAAGTCTTTAAGTAAAGAACTTGTAGGTGAACTAATATCTACTTTGTGTCCAATAGCTTTAAGTTGTTGAACATGCTTTGAAACTTTTTTATCTCCTGGATGAAAACGTACTAATATTTTTCTATCAGTAAATCTTTTTATTTCTTGTAATAATACATGTAACCAATTAATAACAGCTAGTCCGTCCATACTCCAACCTTGATCTCTTTGGCAAGTAACTAAAACATAATCACCGTATTTCTTATAAGGTTTTAATGAAAGTCCCAAGTCATCTCGTATATTTGACCAACGCTGTGGTTGGATTTGACTATCACAATATTCTCCTGTGTTAGGAAAAATCCCATCATAACTGTAACGTAAATATGTTTTTGTGTTACCTGGATCATATGCTAAAAATAAATTACTATCTGCAATAATAGTTCTCCGGCCAATTTCTTTTTGTCCATCTAATACTGCACGTCTTAAATTTAAATGTGGTACATGTTTACTTCCAGGGTGTACAAAACCTTGTAGTACACCAACGTCTGATGGTTCATAAGTATTAGAATTTATAATCATTCCCTTATCACCAGATGCTTGTACACCCTCAATAAAATATTGTAGTAACTTTGGCTTCTCAGAATTTTTATTCCCAGGAGGAATTGCATTCATGTATGCATTAACTTTGAAAGGCTTATCAGTCATATAATTCCATCTCCTCAATCATACTTAATGCAACACCTCGATTAATTTCATCTAGTGTATATTGACAATAAGAAAGGTAGTGTAGTAAGTTTAAAAATTTATCTTCTGCTGGATAATTTGGATTTTCAATATCAGATAAGTTACGATTAGAAACACTATCAACACAACTTGGAGCAAGTGTAAACGCTGGAATACCGTAGTGCATTGCTTCTAGTGCGGCCATACTTTGATATGTAACAACAGCATAAATTTGATCTCTTGCACATTGAGAAGCAACACTATTATCTTTAATTCTATCTGGGCGGAATCCTTTTTCTCTAATAACAATTGGTCTGTCTGTATATTTTTTAATCTCTGCTACTGTTTCTTCTACCCAACTTTTCTTGTCGAGATTATAAAATTGGCAAGGTTTTTCACTTGGTGTAACTAATAAAATTGGTCCGCTTTGTAATGCTTTCTTACCATAGTAATTCATATACGGTGCAAACTGACATAAATCAAGATATCTATCACTAGGCATACCTGATTTTATTTTTGTATGCTGGATATTATTTTTTACAACTCTATAATACTTTTTCTTCTTCATTAGGTTGCCCATATATCCATTATCAATATAATAAAATGGTCTACCTGTTTCCCAACATTTATAAATCTCTTTACGTTTAGTCATACTACGAAACGCAACAGGAATATTATTAGGCCAAGGGCTTTCGTTAATTTTACTTGAAATTTCTTTTCTATCAATAACTAATGCGTTAGTACCATGTTGCCAATGCTTCATAATTTCGTCATCACCATTTAGCATTAACATCTTAGGTAGTATAGTGTCGTCAGGTTTTTTAGCATACCTTTCCATAAATTATACCTCGTCTTCCATCATATTAAATAATTCGTTTTTCCACTCAGCATGAAATTCGCAATCTCTACAATTTTCAAACCATGGACCGCCTTCTGTGTAATGAATTAATTTTGGTTTTTCAATATCGTTATATACACCAACTAGATAGTTCCAGGTGTGATCAATACTACCAATTTCTTCATCTTTTAACCAACTGAACCTGTGCATGTATGCACCATTAAGTTCTTCATTGTTTACAAAGTCTTGTGTTACTACTGCATTACTAGGATGTCCGCAGTTCCATAATACCATTGAACTCCAATTCTTACGTGGATAGATAGTTTGTTTTTGTCCATCCATCTTTGTAGTTTCAGTTACTTTATAATCATGTTGCACACACATTACAGCATACTTGTCGTCTGCTTGTGCAAACAGTTCTGCAATGTCTGTTGTTAATATCATGTCACTGTCCATAAACACTGCCCAACCTTTAAAGTTAGTTAGCTCAGGAATAAGAAAACGTGTAAATGTAAATTCTGTACTTGCAAGTTTATCAATTGGTCTTTTGTACCAACCGGCATCTCTTAGTTCTTGTTGTTTAAGTGGACGTACATCTACATCTTTGCTTCGAGCAAGAATACTATGCTTACACACTTGGTATGCAATATCTTCTCTAGTATCATAACCTACAAATACTTTCATAATCACCTTCTTTCTATATCTTCTTCTACACAGTTTTTACCATACTGTATTTCTACTAATTTAAGATCAGTATCATGTTCGTTAGCTAATTGATGCCATGTTCCAACAGGTATATGTAAAGACTGATGTTGTGTATATACACCTAATGTATCTATGTCAGTACTAGAGTCTAGTGTGTATACTGTAGCTGTACCTTCTGCTACAAACCAATGCTCTGAACGTTCTTTGTGTTTTTGCATTGATAGTTTATTACCCGGAGGCACTGTTAATTCTTTTACTTTAGTATGTTTGTCGTATTCATGTATCACTCTATAATACCCCCAACTACGCTCTGTCTTAGGACTTTTATATTCTTCTAAAATCCAACTACTACTATTTTTTTTATTTTTGCCGCCAACACCAAACACAAAATCACAATAAGGCAAATCGCCATATGTAGTCATCTCTGGTATGTTAGCGTCTGTTCTATCTCCGCCATTGGCGAAAATAACTTTTGTACCACTGCCGTGTGTTGCGAGTGTTTTGTAGATTGCTCCACATGCTGTATCGTCTGAGTCATCAAAACTAATAACATCATCTACGACACTAAGGCCTTTAATAATTTCAATCCTCTCATCAAATGGCATAAAGGCTTTACCTTTTTTACGTGTGAGCCATTCGTCACTGTTTACGCCAACAATTAATTTATTACCTAATTGCTTTGCGGCTTTAAAATAAGCTAAGTGTCCTGAGTGTAGTGGGTCAAATCCACCTGTAACTAATACTACGTCCATACTGATATTTATGTATGCAGTTTATTAGGACTTGGTGAAATGGTAAGTGTAGCTGTTAAATCCTTTAATAGGCTTGCCAAATGCTTTCATTATTTCTGTTTGCATACCGCCTATTACTGACTTTTGAAATTTTAAATTTGTTTTTAAGAATATCTGACCTCCTGGATTAAGATAGTCAAACATATTATCTTTCCAGTAGTGCCAGTCTGCTTCTTTATATTCTCGTGTACGTATATCGTTAAACTGTGTACGTAGTAATGTTATAACATCATATGTATCAGGTAACTTAACATATTCACTAGGCATAAGTTGTAGTTCAAACAGTTTTAAATCATAATGATCATGTATTTTATAAACAGGATCGTCTAAACGCTTTTGTACTTCTGTTCCTGTTGCAGTATGGCCTAGTGTATTACATAGCTTCACAAACTGTCCTGAACCCGTGCCAATGTCTAATATTTTACATTTGCTTCTATTCTTTAAATCTAGATAGTTTATAAAAGCAACCTTTTCTGCTGTTTTACGATCCTTAGGAGGAAAGTATCCTTCCATAGCATATACAGTATCACTATGATATTTTGTCCAAAATTTAGTATATTCATCAAATAGAATTGATTGTGCCCATTGAAGATCTCCGCCGGTGCAGTTTTGTAAACTTCTGTCGCTTCTATATTCTGGTAAATTTATCATTTGCTTGTTGTTGATTTAATTCCTTGCACTTTTGTAAAATATGGTTTATAGGATCGTAACCATGTACATAATTGTTTACACATAATAGCATCATTAGGCCACCATCCAATTACATCTTGTAGTTCGCATATTTCTTTAGCGGCTTCTGGTTTAATAATATAGGCACTATGTCCTGGTAGTCCTTGTGGTATACTTTCGTCTGCTACCCAAGGAACTTCTTGTTCGCCCGAGTCATCTAATTTGTCGTATAGTTTCCAGTTGAATGTAGCATGATCAGGATTATTAATACTAATTGCGCCGCCTTCAAAATCAAAAGATTTAAACTGTCTAGTAAAAATAGCATCATGCTCTAATATCATTACAGGTTGCTGAAGTTCTATTGCTTTTTGCCATAGCCTATAATGACTGCCTGCGGCCGCAATACGTTTGGACATATCGTATGTCTTGTATGCTTTAAGTGTCATGCCTGTGTTAGGACATGTTTTCTTTTTACTGTAAGGCCATTTCCAATTTACTTCCCACATATTATCAGGAGTAATTGCATCAAACTTTTGTACGTCTATCCAACTATTTGTATCTATAATACTTTGTATACAACGATCTGCATGTAGTTGACTATCCTCATGACCAGGGATTGCAATTATAAATGCCTGCATTACTTTACGACTTTCAATATATAACTGTCTTGCTTTTTCTTTGATATCCAATCATGGTGAGTAACTGTGTACTTGCTTACTGATTCTAATAGTGCATTCCATTTTTCAGATGTAAAATCTTCTGCATGACTTTTAATCCAAGGATGACTCATTTTTACTTTATCTAAATTCCATACATCTTCTACGTAGTAAGTATTTGTAAATTCAATTAAGTTTTCAAAAGTCTTACGTTGTGCTTCTGGTGTATGAAGTCCGTCATCGATAATAAAGTCAAATTGTTGTCCTAGTGCTTTGAAGTGCTTATTACATTCAGGTGCAGTACTATCTAATTTAGCATATGTAACTCTAGGATCTTTAAGCATCTCTAAGTCTTCAGGTGCTACTCTACCAAATGTATCTATAGTATAGATTGTTGCATTAGAAAAATATTCTAACCAAACATTAATACTTTCTCCTCTAAAAGTTCCTACTTCTAGTATGTTAAGTTTATTGTCACGTATAGGTGCAAAGTCTGCTTCGTACAATTCACTATAGCTGTGCCAAATCTTTTCACAACCGTATTTTCTAAATAATTGCTCCATTATCATAATTGTACCTCAAATTGATCATCGTGGAAATTGTTCAATGTATAACCTGTATTTTTTATAAATTGATCAACTGCTTCTTTTACACCAGGCTTTTTAGGACCATAGTCGTCACCAAACAATAAGCCACCTGGCTTTATCATACTTACTGCTCTTGTAAGATCATGCAAGCAACCTTCGTATGCATGACTTGCATCTACATATATCCAATCTAGTTTTTGATCGAATGTATCAAACCAACGTGCTGTTGACATGCGATGTATTGTTACTGGACTGTTTGCAAAACGAGTTTTTACACCTTCATAAATTTTATTGTAATATCTTTCAAAGCCTTCTGTAGTTGCTTCACCTGTAAGTTTTGAATAACGTTCAAGGTATGCGTCATAGCCACCAAATTCATTTGATCCATTAAATACTTCAGGTGCCCATGCATCTACTAAATGTATATGATCAGCACGTTTTAAAAACTTTGCAGAACTATCTCCCATCCATACACCTAGTTCTGCACCAACACTACCTTCTGGTATACGTTTCCAAGTTGCATCAGTGCCGGGGTTTTTTCCAAACATCATAATATTAATTCCTTCTTAATCTTTTTACTATCCAACCTACAAGTGCCATTATAGCTGTAATTAATGCACCTATTCCAATTTTCATTTTATTAACTTCTTTATTAGCATAGGTAAGTATACGCATACTGCAACCACACTCCAAAATGTTGCTAACACTGTTGCATATAATCTCCAATTAGAAATATCTATCATTATTCCTAAACTAACACCACCTATCCAAACATAATCTAATGTAGCGTGAAACTTCTTCCACTTACTTCCGTATTTGTTAATAAGTTGATCTCTTTTATTTGCAAACCAAGGATGAACATGTCGCATGATAACAAAACCTTCGTTTAGTACCATAACTGTAAAACCTATCCAAAAAATCATAACAATAATACTTATTTCATCTTCCGCACAAATCCATGCATACTGGTATGTATATCATTAGTCCATTCGCTCATTACTTGATACCAACCCCATTCGTTCGGATATAGTTTATGTTCTTTAACTAACTTACGCACCAATGCACGATCAAAGTGTTTACGGTGATGTATTAAAAAATCACAAGGTAAAAACCCGTACCAGTCGTCATGTGGATTAGTTTTATCAACTTCTTCTATTAATCCTGATCCAAACTTAGGTCCTCTATTAGGTCTTGTCATAAAACCTACAGGTCCTTTTTCATATGCCTTGCGTAACCAATTATGTAAGTCAACTTGTCTATCTATTTGTGTGTTCCAATCAACTCTAATAATTAAATCATGGTGTAATGGAATCTTAGTAACATGATCAGCATGTGCAATAATTGGAGCAATACCAAAATATAAATCGTCAAATAATTCTTTTGATTTTACATACTGTGCGTACTTGGCATGCTTAGACTGTGGTGATACTTCCATAGGATGATAATGCCATTTAGGGTAATGCATTGTAGACAATCTTTCGTGCATGTCTTGTGGAATAAGATTTGTTCTATTAGTCCATGTATGATAATAAAAGTTACAGCCTGGCAGTTTTTGTCGTAGTTGTTCTACAATGTTACTACCTTTGTTATTAACTCCACTAATACAAATTGCTATATTCATTTGAAGAACCAACGTTGTATATTAGTTGCCATAAGTTTATGACTATTAGGACCTGGATGCGGGTTCGGTACATCTAATGCATCATCTATAAAAAAATCTGTTTTGTAATTAAAATATTTAAAATTAAGATTCTTTAATAAGAATTTGCCAAAGTAATTAGAGTCTGTTGCATGTTGTCTAGATTGTACATGAAAACTTTTGATGCCTTTGTTTTTAAGGAATGCATGTACAAAATTCATTCTAATCATTTGGTTTAATGTTGCGTTCCAGTCTTCATGATAATTTTCGTAATATGTTGTTACTGTTTTCTTAAAATTGTTTTTGTCTTTATCAAACCAAAAAGTTCCTGGCATACGATCATCTAAAAATCCAGGTAACATATGTAATTTTTGTTTGTTATAGTCACTGTAAATAGTTTCTCTATCATTGTTTGACCACATAACCACTACTACTGTATCTTTTGTATACTTAGAGTAATCAACTATTGCTTTAGTGATCATTAAGTTGCTTGATCCCGGCTCTGATGCATTGTCAACTTTCATTCCTGTTAGTTTACCTAATATACTAGGCCATGCTTGTTCACTAGCTGTAGGTCCATTTGAACCATCTTCAGCTATACAATCTGACAGTCCATGACCGTATGTAAAGCTACATCCAAATGTAACTAGTTTGTAGTCTTTCCAGCCCATATGTTTTTCCTTGCACTTGTATCAAAATCAAAGTCCCAATAATCGATATCTTTCTTATACCATTTTGCTATCAGTTGTATTGTCCTACTATTGTATAAAGTTCTATAGTCCTCTTTAATGCTTGTTACGTTTCGTGAACTTGGCATTTCAGCCATGTTAAAATATTTAAGTACATCTTCTTTAAGATGTTCTACACGTAATATGTCACAACGAACATTACCATCTAAATCTGTTACATGGTCTAACTGAGGATGCCAGCCTCGTATAGCTCTATACCATGTATATTTTTTATCATACCATTTGTTACGTTCATCTAAAAAGTGTTCAAGTGATCTTGTATCAGCATAAGATGAATCTATATTTCCTCTTTGCACTGCTTCTTTTGCAAACAAATATCTACTTACAACTTTACTCCATGGATTGCGTACAACAGCAAAGGCTTGATATTGATCTGTTATAATGCTACTTACATCTCTCCAACGTGCATGTTCAACTCCCTTAACATCACGTTCACCATATTGTTTCATAGCGTTGTTAAAGTCTTTAAAATTTGCAATCCATTTGCGTTGTACAGGAAGTATTTTATCTTGAAAAACTTCACTGCCACGTATAGTCATGCCTGCATTTTTTGGTATGTGTATAAAAAGTTTTTGCATTAGTACGTTGTGTAATCCTTTTCTTCAATAATACCTGACTTTGTAATTATGTTAATCATTTTTTTAATTTTTGCTCTCTGATCGTTTTTGATATAAACATTTCTAGCAAGTTCTATAAATTTACTACCAAAGTCTTTATTAGACTCGCACTCGCGTTTGCTGTTTTCAATATCCCAAAGTTGTTCGTTAATTGACTCTAATTCTTCAACTAAAGCATTTACTTCTGGATCATTACTAAATGCTTTATCTTCTAAATATTCTAATTCTTTATTAACGTTAGCAAGTTGGTCTTGGTCTGTTAGTTTGTTTTGCTTGATTCTAAGTATAGTAATCTTGTCAAATAATTCGCCAACAGATACTTCAATTGATACCATCATTTATTTTAATCCCGTTATCTTTGGCCCTATGCATGTGATGACTCCAGCGGTCCTTAGGGCTCAGTGTATATATGTGAATGTTCTCTGGAGCAAAGTAAACTTGTGACATATGTAAGAAGCCACTGTCAACGCCAACATGATACGTTGCCTTTGACATAGCATATGCAATATGTTTTAAACTGTCTCTTAATAATACATCTTTTGATTCTCCACCTACTACAACTACTTCATAGTCTTTATACTTGTCTAGTATTGCTTGACGTTGCTTAGGTTTAATCATACGTTTTTTAGAAGTACTATCAAATTGTACTGTAATAAACTTTTTAGGAAGTTTAATATCTTGTGGCTCTGCATCTAATTGCGGAAAGTGTCTCAAGTATGCTGTAAGATCAATACCTTCTTTTGGCTCAAAGCGTTGCGGATAGTCAGCATATATTTGTGCATGTCCATCGTATGTGCGCCTTACATAGTTAACAAAGTCTACATTATCTTTTGGTTCAAAATTAAGGTGTGGCATTATTACAACACTTCCTTCAGGGAATAAACTTACTATCTCTGGCCAACTTTCTGGCTTGTGTCTGTTCCACTGATACTTTGTAAGGTGTAGTGTTACAGGACTATTTTCCATTAGTCCATAATTGTATGATAGTAATACACTGTGTATTCTGTCGCCTAATCCAGGTGCACCATAATGAAAGTTTTTCTTTACAGTACTATATGCTCTCATTACTAAATGTTTCAATTTATCACCTGCATTAAATCTTCAACATTCTCACCCTTCTGTGGTAATAGATCTTTTAAGAAAAAATGTATAAAATATGCTTTAGGTATTTGTGCATCGTCAATACCTTTAAACAATCCGTTCCATCTCCAATCCATATTAAGTGTAGGAATTTTTTCTTTCTTTACCCAATAGTTAAGTAACATTTGATCAGTTGACCATTTGCGATATCCAATGCCGTCAACAAAGTCTTTGAACTCTGGTCTACGTATAAACTGTTCTGCTGTTTGTCCTTTTAAGTATGGTAAAAACTTTTGACAGTTAATAACCATCATTCCCATATTGTAAAACTCAGCACCTCTATGATCCCATTTCCAATCTACATCTGTAAGATTTTCAAATGCGGCTTTTGAATATTTTCTAATTTTGCTTTTATATTTTTTAGCACAAGGTAGTTCGCGTTCTGCTACAGCACCAAATGCATATTCATTTGTTAAGTCTTCAAATATGTTTTGTGCAGTTGGTCTAATATAGATATCACTATCAATAATAGCAACTTGATCGTATTTGTGTAAATGTGTAAATGCGTTTTCTTTTTCGTATATAGGCATGTAACCAAGACGTTCAACTGCTTCTTTGCTACGTCCTGTTACAGCCATGTCTGGTCTAATTTTTAAGATTGGTTCATTTTGTACAATATGTTCAATGCCGTATTTTGCACAGTATTGTCTTACACTTTCAATACAATGCAAGTACAGTTTGCTTTGTGCGCCAACTGCTACTTGATAAATCATTCTCTTCATGATAAATCCTTTGTAAAACTTACGTCTGTTTTATATGTAACTTTATTATACTTATCGAAACGCATATCCACAATTCCATCACACAGCATCCAGTCTGCAGGCATTGCTCCGTTTGTATGTACCCAGTCAAGTATTTTCTTTGCTCCTGTAGGTGTTATACGATAAGCTCTAGCACCTTCATACCAGTTACCTGGAGGTATAGGTTTTGCTTTTTTAAATCCTTCAAACTTGTATATATCGCAGTCTTCATATTCACCTATTGGCTTTTTAAAAACAACATCATGTTCAAATATACAAATTGGTGTGTTAGTTGTGTGGCATTTTTGCCACAGTAGGTATTGGCTTAAAAAACAACCTTGTGTACCTGGACGAGCAAGCAAGCGTTGTGCTTTTTTGTGTGCGTATACATTAATATTATAGTCAGCAAGCCCCTGCTTCATACCGTTGACACCTTCATATAATTCTAAGTTCCAACCATGATTAGTTCCTGTTTCTAATGCACGACTAGCCATACTAACACTATTAGAATAACTTGGTAGATAGATTATGTATCCGATCATTTGTCCTTCTCTAACTTGAAAGGCAGGTTCTTGCCTGACAGTTCCTCTGGGCTTACTTTGATGTTTTTCTTCATTTGGAATCCGTATCCCGCTTTACCTAGTTCGTGTATCTTAGGATCGAATTGGCTGTTCTGCTCGGCCTCTTTCTCCCGTTTGACTTGCCATTTTGATTTCTTCATTTTGCTATTTGTACCTGTATTTCTTTCATTACTATATCATACCAATGTGGAGGTAACCATTTTAATTGTGCTTGTTTAAACTTTAAACCTTCTTTTTTGTTACCTTTACCTGTACTAAAAATATTATTCTTTTTAATACCCCAACTATTCCAGTTGTATCCAATATGGTTATAATCGTTACCCATATTCTTCCATTCAGCCATTACTTGTCGTAATACTACTTGGTCCACAAACCAATAACATCCGTTTTCAAATGCTGTAATCATTCTTCTGGCAAATAGGTTACGCCATTCAATACCTTTAGTATCTATGCCTGGACTTAATGCACTAGCAATAAAAATGTGTTGTTCTTTTGGTTTAGGCATAACACCAACAACATTAGTTACTTCTTCAAACTCATGTCCGTGGAAGCCGTTACGCAATATACTATCGCAATCAATCTGTAATATTCTTTGATGTGGGTATGTAAATATTTCTGCCATGCGTATAAATCTTACACTAGCCAAGTATGTACGTCTAGCAATATAATCTATATCACTAGTTTTAAAAATTTGCATTCCTTCGCCCATCATACTTTTGTTTTTAGGTAAGTCTTTATAAAATTGTTCGTTAGTATCTTCCCAAGTGTATGTAAACTTGTATCTACCCATTAGGTCTTTTAAGACACCGTGATCGATATTTCCTTCGTTAATTATATGACAATGTATATGCACCCAGCCTACTGTTCTATTAATACTTTGCTGGAGTGCAAATCCATGTCGATCAAAGTAATCATAGTCGCAACTAAAATATATTATATTTGCTTCTTCTCTAGGACACATATGTCCTCTTAATTCAGGAAGTTTAAACATCAATTGCTATCCCTGGCCTATGTCCGATAATGGCATTCTTTTCTCCTCTACCAATTTTTCTAATCATTCTATATCCAAGTGGTGCAAGTATATGTCTAATTGTTTCGGAGTTATGTCCGTAACGCATTGGGTGGTCTTTACATTCGTAAAGTATAATTGGTGAGCAACGTTTAATAGTTTCGAGCCCACCTTGTGCGACAAAAGGTTCATATCCTTCTGCATCAATTTTAATAAAATCAACGTCTTCTAAATTAAAAAAGTCTAAAGGCTTTACGGGTATATTGCCTTCTTTTTGGCTTGGGTGTACATGTGTACTAAAACTTTTATTTGTTGTTTTTATTGATACTGATTCTTCTTTAGCACCTAATCCTACAGGATAAGTTGTAACATTACCAACCATTTTATTTTCTAAATTATAATTCATACACTCATAAATTTTTGGATTAATTTCAAATGCATGTACATGCTCAAAACTTTTAGACATTTGAAATGCTGTAATACCTACATGAGCTCCGACATCAACTGCTGTGCGCCATTTAGCACAGTAACTCATTGCTGTCATTAATTCTATATTTTGATAATTGTTGATATCGCCATTGCCTTGTTTCTTAGCACTCTTTAAACAAATATCGTTTTTAAGTGAACGCCAGCCATCTATTTCAGTATACATTATTTTTCTACCTGATATTCAAATGTTGTTGTCCAAGCATCACCATTTGCAAATTCATCTCTTTTAAATTGGCTATGTGCAATATGTTCTAACATTGGTGTTCTATCAAATCCATAATTTTTTTGCCAATGTTGTACTGCACTTTGTCCTAATACTTCAATTGGTTTACCTAAACATAATGCTTCAACTACTGCCATACTATGATATGTAATTACCTTTTTAGCTCTTAACATCATAGGAAGTATCTCTTGGAAACGTTGTCTACGCTTTCCTTCTTTTTCTCTAATTATTAATTTTTCTGGAAGGCCGTCGTACCAACATATTGTATTTCTTCGCCATGTATTGTAATCTTCACCTAAGTATTTAAATATGTTACTGTTATTAGGCATTACTAAAAGGTTGTATTCGCCTTCATTATTCCATTCTCGCCATAAGTCATCATCTATTTCTAACTTATCAATTCTACTATTTTTTACAGGATGTACTTTTGTATTCTGTAAAGAATTATAACTTATTCTATAATATTCGGGAGTTTTATGTTTGTAGTTACCAAGATATCCGTTATCTAAATGAAAAAAATTTATACGTTTATCTCGAGTAATAGTATCAAATACCCAATCCTCAAACGGATGACTAAATGCTAGATATCTATCTGTTTCAATTTCTCCTGGACTTTCTATTGTTTTTACATCACAATGTTTATAAAGATAAGAAAACAGTTGTCCACGCAACTCTTTAGAACGTTTTGGAATTTGGAATTTATACTGATGCATCTTCCATACCCGCAACTCTCAGTTTGACAACGTTTGTTATCTGCCACTGTTTCTGATCAAGACCTTTTAATAAGCCTAGCCATTTGTTACGAAGTAATGCAAACTCATTAATAATCTTTTCATAGTCGACTACGTCTGCTTCGCCGTCAACATATTTCTCAACATCTCTGCTAGACAAAGCACGTTGATAATTTTCAAGATATTTTTTAAAATATGAACTACGCAGTCTACGTAGTTCAATATTTAGATAATTTAGTATAGCTTCAATCTCTTGTAACTGATTAAAACGGTGTTCAACGATGCCGGGCATTTCTGCCGCGGCACGTTCAACATTGCCTTTTAGTTTTACTTCACCTCGGGCATCAATAAGTTCATCTTCAAAGAACTTAATTGCTGTGGGAATTTTATTGATATCTCTAGCTACTTCAGAGTAATATCCCATTTAATCTTCCCATTCTTCGACATCATCATCATCTACATCTTCTTCAAGATCTAAATAATAATTAATAGCATTGTCTAATATATCACAACTACCTAACGCATCTCTAAACGTTTGATCATCGGCACCATAATCGGCACATGTATCTACAAATGTTTCGGCTGTTGTTTCGATAGTTTTTTTATCAATACTATCTTTAAACGTATTCCACATGTCAACTACAAGACTACTATCCATATACTTTACTCCTGTTCAATAAGTTCTGCTTCTGCGACAGCCTCTATCTCGGGCATATCATCATCGGTATTTACCACAGGCGCAAGTTTCTCATTGTATTCTGACATAATCATATCCATCTTAGATGGTTCCATCCAAGCCTTACGATAGTCAAGATGCTCTTCACCAGCTAGATCAATATACTTGAGTCTGTTGCCTTGTTTTTCTAGCAAACCTTTTTTCTCAAACAGTTCAATAAGACCACTGTAAGGATTCATACCTGTTTCGTATGGAATCTTTACTTGTACACCTTCGAACGGTTTTGCATAACGAGTTTTCATTACTTTACAACCTGCTCTAATACCACGTACTTCTGAGATCTTATTACCAGCTTCATCTTCTTTTAGTTTCATTTTTTTCATTGCAACAACAATACTTGATGCATAGATAAAGCCTTGTCCACCACTGATCTTGTCATCTGGATCAAACATATCTTGTGATGCATATGTATGGTTAGTACATACTAGTCCTACGTTGTAACTACCAATCATGTTAACAGTGTTACGTACTAATGATGTTAGTGCTTTAGGCTTACGACCCATATCACCTTTCATATCACCTTTGTTAAACTGATCAACATC